CTCTAAAACAAACATTTTGTTATAGATAATAGTGTATTTAGACGTTAGATTTTCTATTAGACTATCTAAGTTCTCTAGGTTTGTAAATGTACAGAATAATTTATTATTCAAATCTCCTATATTTTGGATGTCTTTTACAACATCGTAATTCGCATTATACGTATTTGGCTCTCTATCTAAAATCGTAATCATAACCTTGTTTTGTTTTAATGTTTAATTTATACGTAGAAAATACCATTTTGATATCGTCCATAACCTGCTTTTCTTCTTTATCCCAATCAAATAAGAATGAATCGTATGTGTATAATACTAATTTAGTCTTCTTATTTTTTAATATTTTTATTATATCCCATAATATACGAACGTTCATTGACGTCTCCAAATTTTGTAGCAAATAATTAAACAGTTTTTGCGGATTCATGTTATCCATTTTGTCTTTTTTGTACACATAGTTTGAAATCGGACACGTTATCTCACCTTTACTTTTATATTCATTCCAGAGATCTTTTACGTATATATCAATTTTCTTAAAGAATTCGATATGTTTATATTGATCAAATACTCCTCCATATAGTTGCTTAAATGTCAGTTCTTTTGATTTTTCGTAACTTACTCCGTAGAGTTGTTGTAAATGTGAATGAATATCAACAGTGGGGAAACTATAATCAACGAGCCTACAAGACAAGCTAGGATGAAAGCTGCTAATATCAATCTCACAGAGGTAGTCGTTACTCGGTATAAAAGACTTTCTACATCCGTTTTCTTTGTTGAGTGCTGCATAATTTACGTTTTTGAATTTATTAGACGGTCTAGTTGTAGTTGTTTTTAAGTTGAACTGAGTGTAGACTCGTTTATCAATAGTGGAATAGAAATGTTCTTTGAAGGTTTCATTGTGTATTTGTATTCCACTTCGCTCGATGTAGTTGAACACCAAGGATACTTTATTGTTAAAGAATTCATCATATTTTGTTTTTTCTTTGGTTATATTCGCTTTTAAGTCATCAAAAATTTGTTCACACAATTCATAATGTTTAACAACAGGTATAATTAGATTAACATCGAGTTCATCCCCATGTTTCCTATACATTATTTCATGTACCTTAGTTGTTGGTGGTATATACGTAGTAGGTGGTATGTTTATGTCATAAAGAGCTTTGTTAGGAAAATAATGTAACATCTCTTTTTTATCGCGGCAATACAACACATTAAATTTTGATATTAATGCGTCTATACGCGTATTTAACACACTCAAACATTCACTATGCGTAACGCATACAATAAATCCTTTACTCGCGTTAATTGGGCGAATGTATACTAGTGATATTTTATTAAGGGATGGATGAGTTTTATTACTATACGGAATAACCTCTATAAAAGCCTCTTTATAACCACTATTTATTAAAACATTTAACTGCTCTTCATCTTCTATAAGCCAGTACATATAACCTTATTTTGAACCCAATATACGAAATTATTTAGTAACCTCCACTATATTCTACACTTCCTGTTGGATTTAGTAATTGAGGTTGAAATTCATTAATTGGTACTAAATAATCATGAGATGTATTTACGTGTTTAGCCCCAACCATTGGTCCTTTACTTGGATGGATGTGATATAACCCAACATATCTTTCACCTGTTCTTCGGTTTTTAAATTCCGTACCATCTGTTGATAGATTTTCTTTAATGTTACTACTATAATATTGATTAAATTTTCCTTGAAAGTAAGAGACAAAACCAAAAGCGCTGTTTTGAAATTCAATTAAAGTAGCCAAATTAAAATTAACATCGCCTACATCTTTTGAGGATTTACCTGTTAATATCCAAGACAATAATAGGGGTTGATAAGAATTCCATTGTACCGATTCATCACGACCATTAAAAAGATTGTATTGTTTTTTATTTATTTCTATAATGTTGTTTCCATTTGGTTTTCTTAAAAAATACCTTACAAATTCTCCCACTTTATAATCATTTAATGTAGGTTGAGGGATAGTTGAAACAGGACCTATAGGACTTTCTCTATTTATATTATA